TCGGCTCAAATTGCTCTAAACCAATACCACCCAATACATCGTTTCCAGAGGACTCAAAGTTTGTTGGTAGTAAGTTGTTTTTTCTTTGGTTGATGAGTTCACTCTGCTGAGTTCCCTGAATCTTAATCCTCTTGTCTTTTCGGTCTTCTATACTCTGTTCTTTCTGACCATCTGCGTTAGCCCTTACTTGTGCTAACTGCATGTTAAAGTCAAACTCAGCCTGCATTAATCCTCTTTTTATTTCAGCTTCAGTCTGAAGTCTTTGTATTTCAAATTGAGCTTTAGCTTGTTCTATACTTATTTTTTCTTGAGTGAGGGCTTGTTGCTTTTGAACCTCAAACATTGCAGATTTTTCAGCAGCCTCGGCATTTGCTTGTGCCTGCATTTGTATGTTATTCTGTTGTTGCTTTTGCTCACTTTCTTTTCTCTGCTTTCTTTTTTGTTTTAAAACTTCGTTAGCAAGCTTAAGATTGTTTATTTGTCTGATATCTATTGCGTCTTCAATATCAATACCACCCATTTTTATTGATGCTTGAATATTTTGTTCTAACTGAGCCTTTTCTTCTTCTTCTGGCTCAAGCTCTAAATATATTCCAAAGTCATGTAGATGTAAGCTTGATACTTCTTCTAAAGTACCTACGTTAAAAGAACTTATAGCCCTTCTTAATGATTGATTTGTTAATGCAAACTCAACAGAGTCAGATATTCTTAGAGATATATTTTCACAAGTTCTAGCAATTAAATAAAGACTAGATTGAAGTATATGTCGGGTAGCAACATTAGATGCATTAGCGGCAAGCTTTTGAAGTCCTACAAGTGTGTCTTCCATTGGTGCGCTACCATCCCTAGCCTCATTAAGACCAGTTACATCTCTAATCATCTGTAAGTAGTACTGATATACATTAATCAATGCTCCTAATTTTGCTTGACCGCTTGATGAGTTTAGTTCTTGAATTGGAACCTTTCCCCTATTCATATCACCCTCCTGAGTCAAAGACCTACCAAGTATACTACCCGTTTGGAAGTACATGTTTAACGCCTCCTGTGGGTTATAGCTTGTACCATTACCTAAATCTACCTCAGCTAAACCATCTACATCTAAATAAACTCCATCTGGAACTAACTTAGACATAACCTGCTGTATCTTTAGGTTTGTTATGTTTATCATGTCAGCAAACCCAGTAATTTTACTAACCGTAGATTCTATTCTACCCTTATACATTCTAGGTGCAGCAATAGCATAATTCATCTGAACCTTTGTAGTGTCAGACTTTGGTCGGGTCATGTTCTCTGAAAGTCTCCAGTCAATCATCTGGTCGTAACCAAGAATCTTAGCTCCAGTAAATAAAACTTCTATAGTCCTGGATACCTTTTTAAATGTGTCTGATGGTGGTGGGTCAAAAGAATCTGTTTTTTCTATAACTTTTTCAAGACCATTAGCAGTGTGTTTTAACTTAAACACCTGATTCATGTATGTCTTATACTCAAAGTATAATATTTGAACAGTATTTTCGTCATAGTCATTCCAACCAACAACATAATCAGTCCTGTTACCCATCTTAGATATCCTGTCTAGTTCTTCCTCAGACATAAATGGGTACTGTTTCTTAAGCTCTGGTATCGTTATAGACTTAACTTCACCTACATAGTATATGTCCTCAAAGTTTGGGTCTTCAGTGTATGACCAAACCATTTTAGCTGGGTCACAGTAATCTGCTACAACGCCCTCTGCCTTGTTCCAATCGGTTTTTACCGCAGCAATACCAAGAACCGTTAGGTCATAATTAAACCTTCTTCTTACTAACTCAAATTTATTTTTAGCTAAAGCGTTGTTTATAGCCTCCTCCTCAGCTATCTCTATAGATGGCTTATACTTTAACTGCATATATAGAGAAACGTCTTCAGGTGTCTCTGGTAAGTCTGACTTACCCTTGAAATTTGATGTGTCTACACCTATTGTGTCTCTAAGTATTTGTATATCTTCTTGAGCTACTATATCTCTAAGTAAGTTTTCTGCGTAGTTTGTTCTTTCTTTTAGTGATGATGGGTCTTGTGCGTATGCGTTAATCTTGTATTTCTTTTCAGACATGCCGTTGACCACGATGTCAACAAACTTAGATATCACTGGCACTGGCTTCCAGTCTAGATTAAGGTATGATAAGTCACCGTTAATAGATAACTCGTCCTTATATTTTTGTATTGGCTGCTCACCTCTAGCGTACAACCTTAGGTTGTGGTATCTGTTCCAGTTAGTGGCAAACCTGTTACCACTTCTTCCCCCATGAAACCACTCACCCTCTATAGCTCTGCCAACTTGAACGCCATACTCAAAGCTCTTTTTTTCCTCATCACTAACGACTTGGCTTGGGAACGAACTATTTGGATTTGTGCTTATATTCATCTATCTATTATTTTGGAAATACTACCAGTATTGTCATATCTTTTAAAGCCAAGGCTGATATTATTTCTAACCACTTTGTTTATAGGTGCGTATCTATTTTTGTTACAAGCCATTACCGCTAGTCCTGAACTAATAGACGCATCAAACTTTGTTCTGTTGTTTATATCAAACCTTGCCCAGTCATTTAATGTTCTGTCGAAATACATATCCCCGTACTGGTCGTCACCTATGACGCCAACGCACTCGTCTATATAAGTTTCTATTGCGGCTGCATGAGCCTGCTTAATGTCTTCACTTGAGTTAGGTATACCACCTATCTCCTTTTCTGTTAGTGATAGATTATTCCAGACTCTATCTGGTCGGTTCATTGAATAACCCCTATACCCCCTACGCTTTATGTGATACAACAATCTAGGTTTATTATTCTCACAAAGAATTGGCATTCCGTAAAACACAATTGCCATTAAAATGTCTTCAAAGAATATCTCAGCCGTCTGTGGCCTAGATATATACTCTAAAAAGAAATGATTCGCTGGAGCCTCCTCCATTGAAAACTTTGTTAATCCGTGTAGAGAACCATTTGAACCTACGCCACTTACGGTTCCTGATATGTCGTAACTGTCACACCCAAAGGCTCCTACATGCTCATTGCCAGGATACTTAAACCCATTCTTTAGTATTACTCTATTTTGCAGATTTATTGGGGGAACCCATGAAATTAAAAATCTTCCGTTGTTACTAGGTAGGAATATTACTCTTGTGTCTTTTATGCCATTCTCCCACTGAAAGTTACCCTTACTGAGTATGTTGGTGTTTCTAAGGTCCTGATTATAATCTATCTGCTGATATATCCTAGTCAGATTAAACAAAGAGTTCTTAGCCTCATCTCTAAATGCATGCTCCACTGTTCTAGGGAACTGCCTGTAAAATTCATTAAGACCATCCTGGTCGTTTTTTAAACCCTCCACCTCGTTCTGCCAGTAGTCAATGACACCCATTTGTATTTGGTTACCAAACGTGTCAAGCACCTTGTCTTCTGGTGTTTCAAACACAGGGTATCCGTACTCATCTATGTAGCCCTCGTAGTTCCACTCCATTGGTATAAACAACCCGTAAAGACCAGATGCTGTCTGCCCGTTGGCATTTCTTTTTGATACGTCAGAGTTCTCGTACAGCTTCTTAAAGTTTTCACCACCCTTGTCCAAAGAGTTTGATGTGCTACCCATCATGCACTTACCAATCACCCTGCTACCCAGCCTCAGACATGTCTTAGTAACCCTCCAGTTGTTTAGTATGTTTGCAGGCTTCTCCCACTTACCACTCTCATCATGCACCAACAGGGATAGCTTCTCACCATCGTAGGAGTTGTCTCCCGTGTTCTTCCAGTCTATCGTAGTGTCAAGACCCGTGATGTCCTCAATCTTGTTGTTACTGTCTAGCTTCTTTCTAGTAAACTTAGATGCTGGTACACGATACGCAAGCTCTGTCTTAGGTCTATCCATACCATCCTGTATGGGTTTAAAAAAGAACGGGTAGTTTACCGATATCGGCACCACCTTGTCTGTGAACATCTTCTTGGCATCTGGTCCCGTCTTAGACAGTATACCAAACCTTGAGTCGCTGGATAGTGTTGCTAAGTTTACAGTTTCTGCCGATGACATAAAAGAAAAGCCAGAACGTCTGTTCTTCAGATAGCACATCCCGTAGCTTCTGTGGTCTGCCTTACACGCCTCCCAGAATATAAAGAACAGCCTGTTAGACTCTCTAAAGTCTGGTTTACCAATATCTATCTTAGACCACTGTAGGTAGTTGTAGTGAGAACCAGTTATGTATGTTGGTTTCTTTTTATTTAAAAACCAAAATCCCTCTTCCCTTCTGGTAAACTCTGTGTCTATGTAGTCAAACCACCTGTTCTTAAACTCATCTGGTGCCTCGTTCCAATCAAACACACTATTAAACCTAGACAGCTCCTTCGGGTATAGTGTATACTCCCACTTACTTTTGCTAAACTTAGTCACATTTGACTCAGTTGGTAGGGCTATCTTAAGTCCTTGTATTTCGTATATGTCCCCAATCTGTCCAGTCTTGCTTATAACCACAACATCGTGGTCCTTGTTATAACCATACACCCACTTCTTACCCTTATTCATCCTCTTCAGAACGTGGGGCTTTATGTGGTCATCTATTATATTTACTAGTGTCTGTTCGTACATTACTTCTTAGACCTGTTTTCAGCAAAACCAGAGAACACCTTTTTAGGTTCCTCAACTTTAGTAATGTTGTTAAGCATGTTCTCCTCCTCGTTAATCCTGTTTAGGATTTCAAAGGCATCAAATATTGCAAGCTTTTTAGTGGCCGCAGCGTTCTTTAATCTGTCCGCTGATACATCATCCTCACCACCAGTAACTATTGGCTCTCTAGCCACCTTAATTAGCTCCTCAACCGCTGTTCGTCCAGCTTGGATTATATTTAGTTTCGCTTCCTTCGTCTCCATAGGTCAAAGCAATATTTTTAGATTTCATACAATATAATAGTTCACCACCCACAACAAACTCAAACTCGGACTCTGGGGTAAACCCCACAACCATTCCTGGGTATACATCGTGTTCTTCAAGCGTCTTGTTGCCATACCTAAGTATACCAGTAAGTGGCTTCTCTTTCTGAGATGACCAATCATCGTCATTAACAACTGGCTGTACAAAGCAGTAGTCAAGGTGTGACTTGTTGTCCCCGTAAAGATATATCTGCTCTGGTGAGCAAGCATACAGGTCATCCTTTATATGAC